TCTTCAGTTATTTCTTCATTAACTTCAAAAGGTAAACCATAATACTTATTATTATGGAATTCGTATGTATATCCGTGATTTTTTATTTTTGCAATAACTCTATCCAAGAGACCGGCATAAATTTCTCCAGTTGCCGTACTCAATAAACGAATTTCTCCATCCCACCCTTTCCCTTTGCGGTATTGTGGCATGAATTTTGCAGACTCTACACTAAAGGTAAAGTATGGTGCTAGTTCATACAAAATATGAGGTTCACACTCCAACTTAATGTAAACCTCATTCTTTTTGTATATTTTTATATCACTCATAGAATAATTAAGTTCTATGAATATTTATTAGTTATCCCAGACCACTAGCAAATCTTTGATATTCAATTGCATTTTTAATTTGATAAGTTCTATTGTGTATCATTTTTAAAATATCTTGAAGATATGAAATCATGACATCATAATATTCAACTTTTAATGATGCTTGAGAAAGACTTTCATCGGCATCCATGTATTTTTGAAGAGTATCTTTATCTCGTATTTTTTTAGGAAACGGATTTTCTACATAAACATCCGGATCTGCTTTTCCTGTGTAGTATTCATATTTTTGATGTCTTACGTTTTTTTTCTTTTGCTCTGCTTTCTTTTTTAGGAGTAAAATATTATTGTATATTTCAAAATATTTTGCATGTAATGAGGGAGTATTTAATGATTCTATATGTAAATTGTCTGGATCAATTTTACAATCTTGTTCCCACATTGTTTGTATTTTTTCAAGGTCTATCATAAATTATTTCGTAGGATTTAATGGATCTCCTGATCTATCTACTATATTATACATCATATATTTAAAAGACACATCCGCAGTAAAATATTCATTATCTGGATTAGTAGCATCAAATTGTAAAGTGCTCAGTTGATATGGGAACATAGAGCGAAAAACAACATTAAAATTAAAATTTTGATTACTGTTTAAAACCAATAAAGTTCCATCAGAATATAAATTCATATCAGTTTTATATGGTTGCTCAAAAACTTCTCTTGTATTTTGCCAATCATATATTTGCTGGAGACTTTCTGGAAATCCAAGACCCCTCATCCAATTTTGTATTTCCATATAATTTTCAAGATTTTCATCTACGAGAAAACGTAAAGTAAAATCTTCAAAATCCATTTTATCACCAGGAATTGGGATATCAGTTGTGTAATTTGGTTGCATTGCAACACCTAAAGTTATTGCGGGTATATTTGCAGTATTTGCAAAAAATGCAACTTTTGGTGATCTATTTAAAGTAAACTTAAATCCAATAGAGGATAAAAAGTTCCTATTTTCTATTTGACCCTTAAAACCAGATGCCATATTTTTTCTAAGTATTTAGATAAAAAAAGAGACCCTTTTGGGGTCTCTCTGAAATCTTATGTGGATTAGATCACATGAGGTTCTTAACTTGAACACGTCTGTAGTAAACGTTGCTGCTTGCAGCAATTCTACCAAGACCTTGTGCTCCACCTTCAGCAAATGGGTTGGCAACAAGACCGTAACGGGTCTTAAAGCCAATCTTGGGCTGGAAGCTGTTCTCACCAACGGCACGAACCATTTGGAGGGGAACATAAGGACAATAGAAGAGTCCTGCGTCATAAGGTGAAGAACCCTTATAACCAACAACGTAGTATTGGTTGCTGCTTACGTTAGCAGCATAAGGATCGATATATACACGGAACTTACCGAGAAGTACACCAGCGAAGGTGTTACCAGTGTCATCAACGTTGAGGTTTGCATTTAGAGCAGGGGTGTAATCAAGTACACCAGCCATGCTTAGAGCAGAAGCAACGTCAGCAGAACACATGATAACGTTACCCTTTCCTCTACGAGTTTGCTGGGCGATAGCGTTTGCATCGCGCTCAATTTGGAAGAGTAGACCCTTGAACTTCTCAACTGACCAACGACCGTTGGAGTCAACGTCGAGGTCAAATGCACCAGCAGAAGCAACGTTTGCTTGAGCACCAGGCTTAGCAACTTTGTAGATGGTACGGATGACTTCACGGTTGATTTCAGCAAGAATCTCGCTTGAAAGAATGTTAGCGAGTTCTGCTTCAGCATTTAGACCGTGAATTGCCTTTAGGTCCTGAGCAAGCTCAAGGCTGTACTCTGCCTTCAAGGCGCGTGACTTTGCTTCAACAAGAACCTTCTCGATTGAGAAGTTCATTTCGTTGAACTGAGGACCACCTGACTGACCTAGAGCTTCTGCATTAGCAGTCTCCATGCCTTGACCAGTGGTGTAGGCAAGTTGACCGTTTGGATTTAGAAGACCAGGGTTGTCATTTGAACTACCATTGGTAACTCTTGCATTGGTAGTACCGAAACCAACTGCTGCGCCATCATCGACACCGCCAGTGTAATCTCCTTGGGTTGTAGAATAGTCGCTATTCTCTGCTGAGAATGCGGTATCTACTTCATCATAGAAGGTCTCTCTGCCATTTACGCGATCAGTGCCGTAGCGTGAACGCATAGCAAAGATGAGTCCAGTAGGACCATTCATTGGTTGAACGCCAGCAAGGTCATAAGCGACCAAGTTGGGCATTGAACGACGAATGAGTGAAATTAGTACGGGGTCGAAACCAGCAACTGGACCACCAGCAGCAGCATCGCCACCGAAACCAGCAGCGCCACCTACGGCACTACCAGTGTTCATTGTGGGTGATTCGGTTAAGAAACCACCTTCTGAGAAAGAACTTTGCTCTCTTAGGAATCTTTCTTGGTTTTCGAGCAGGACTGCGGTTACAGCTCTTCTGTGAGAATCTTTGATTGGATCTAGACCATCAAAGTCGAGAAGGGGTGCCCACTTTTCCTGCAATCTTTCTGATTGAAACATTGCGTTTTACCTCTTGTAAAAATGAAATTGTTTTGTTTGATTTAATATTAAATTCAGCGATTTGCAACTGCTGAAAGAGTCTTCAGATAAGCATTCATTGTATCTGAGTGGAACTCAGGTGCAACGTCTACTCCTTCAGATAATGTTTCAGTTGTTGCTGATGGAGCAACTACTCTTGAAGGGAAATATGATTCCTTCAAAGTCTCCAGTTTTTCACGATATTCTGTTTCACTTTCAAACTCAACACTTTCAGCAAGTGAAGCGAGCTTCTCCTTCTGGGTGGTCGCTAGACCCTCAGAAATATCATCAAAGATTCTATCAGCAACCGACTCGGAGAGACGCTTGTTGAGTTGAATATTTTTCTCAATTTGCTCGTTGAGTTTAGTCTCCATATCATCAAGTTTTTCTACCATATTTTCAAGTACATTGTATTTTTCTTCAGGGATTTCTACATAATGCTCTTCAAAAAGTTGCTTGAGACCGCCAAGGAATGACTCGGTGAGTTCTTCCTTGAGACCAGTTTCAATAGAGAGTGCGTTTTCATTTACCCACTCTTCTGCAACATATTCTAGATAAGAATCAACACGCTCTTCTAGTTCTTCTGCGATTGCTTTAACCTCTTCTACAAGGCGCTCCTCATATTGAACTTCGAGTGATTCACGAATTTCATTAACTTTTGAGCGAAGAGCAGATTCAAAAATGATTCTTGCTTTTTCTTGGAACTCTTCAGAGAGTTCTTCGCCAGAAAGTAGAGCGTTAACATCTTCTTCGATGTCAAACTCTTCCTTCATTTCCTCTTCATCTTCCTTTTTAGACTTCTTCTTATCTCCTTCTTCTTCTTCCTCTTCCTCGTGCTCTGCCTCAGAAATTACTTCTTCAGTTTCATCAATTTCTTCTTCGATGAAATCTTCATCATCTAGTTCTTCCTCTTCCTTTACGGCATCAGTTTTCTTGATACCCTTCATAGGATCAGCACCTTTTGCGCCTTTATTAACTACATCCTTAACTTGCTTAAGAGGTGATCCAGCATCTTTAAGTTGTGCTGAACTATCGTCTGGTCTGTAATTATCTGGAGTAGGGCCTCCTAGATCTTCCCAATTGCCAGTTTGACCATCAGGAATACCTGTGGTTAATTTGGGCATTGGATCTCCTGCTTTAGCATTGGCGTTTACAGCAGTTCTGGATTGCTTAGTGCCTACTTCCATTTCCTGTAAGTTTTTACCACGAGACATTTGTAACTCTCCGTTTAACCTTTGTTAATTAACTATATTTATTTATAATTTAATAATTTACAATGAGTTTAAAAACTCATTAAAAAGATTTAACTTATGCTCTTCCAATTGCTTAGAATCAACTAAAGTATTAATTCTTTTTTGAAAACCGTATACTTTTTGCTCAAGAACTCCATTATTCCAAACCCATTCGACACCTTCCATAATTCCCTGAACAAATGCGTCAGGTGCAGAGGGGTCGGCAACAATGTCGGCAGCAGTAGCAAGCATAAAATCTTCGCCTACTTCTTTATAACCTTTGTTGTTTTCTTTCAATGAACCAATACCACGGGAAGAAACGCCAAGGCATACTCCATCTTTAAGAAGTGATTCCGCAATTCTTCCCATAGGAGTGGAAAGAATTTGAGCTTTACCGATCCAATTATTACCCTTTTGCTCAAGAGCAACAATTTTATGAGAAACCCTATCGAGATTTACAGTAGGTCCATCAGGGTGACCGAGTTCTCCTAAAGCACGACCTTTTTGAACATAGTTCTCATTGTAACGCTTTACTTCCCTTTCCATAATTGAAAAAGGATACATTCTCCCATTACGATTTACACACTCACTTTGAAGAAAAACACCTTGAATATAGAACTTTTTATTGTTACCAGTTCCTTCTGTAAGAACTTTAACTTTTTCTATTTCTTCCGTAATTAGTTTCATTTTTAATGAATTTGGTTCGTTATTTATATTTATTATTATTGGGAAATTGGATCATTATTCTCATCATAACGTTGATATGTTCCTACACCTATTGGTGAATTATTTTCGTTATGTCTTTGGTATGTCCCAATACCTATTGGATTATTATCTTCATCATGACGAACGTAATCAACATTAAAATCTTCATATGATATTGCAGTCCAACCTTCATTTTGCCCAAATTGAGTAACTGTAGTAAATCCGGGTTGAGGTGATATTGGTTGATTATTTTCGTCGTGTCTGATATACATTATTCTTCTGTTTCTATTCCAGCATTATCAAATAATGATGCGGCAACTGCAGGTCTTAAAGCATCAATTTTTTCTGCAGATTTTGCAAACAAAATATCCTTAATTTTATCGCTAATTTGTGAAGGTGACTCATCCGTCACAATCATATTCATAAGTTCATCCATATTTTTAAGTAGTTAACTATATTTTATTTAGATTCCTTTTTCGGTAGGAGGTTCTACACCCTTTTCATTTACACCAGGATCTATGGGAACTTTTCCAGAAGAACCATTTATAGCATTTGGATCTTGAATGGGCATTCCAGTATTTGGATCAATTGGAGCATTTGGATCAGGAATTTTACCAGATTCAATTTCTTGTTGGATTAAAATATCTTGCTCTAGAATTTCTTCATCAGTCTGACGAAGAATTTTACTCCTCACATAATTTTGAGAATAATATTTACCAATATAGGGTTCTGCAGTAGCAGCCATGTTCAACCTTTCGGTCATTAGTTCTGCTTCTTTAAGTTCTGAGAAGTGATTATCATATAAGAAATCATATTGAATATGCTCTCTCATTACTTTCCAGTCATCTGGAGTAATGATATTCTTAAGAATCAGTTGAGTTCTTAGCATATCACTAAACATATTGGAAAATCTTTTTCTCAATCTTCCAACAAATTTTGTAAACTTTAATTCATCGCGAAGGATTTCCGAAGATCGACCAAGGTTAAATCCTCCTTCGCCACCAATTCTTGTGGGAGGAACATTTAATGATCGATAAAGTTTTTCTTGGAAATATTTAATATCAGTAATTTCTCCAAGATTTTGACCACCAGGAAGAGTTGTAATTTCTGTACCACGACCTCCTTCTCTACGAGGTAACCAGAAGTCCTCAAGCATACTCATGAATTTTTTATCATCACGGATTTCTCCGGTAGATGCATCATAAACAAGTTTGTTTCTATAACGCATCATTACATCACGTAAGTATTGCTCCGCTTTTACTTTAGGGAGATTACCTACATCAATATAGAAAATTCTTCTTTCTGGAGCACGAGATAATCTGTAAATAACAAGACTATCTTCAATCATTCTAAGTTGATTTAGAGATTTAATTGCTTTATGTAAATATGATAAACAAGTTCCTTTATTTCTATCTACTAATCCCGAGGTGCAATAAGTTATAGAATCTCTTGCTATTTTCATCCCACCATTTTGAGAAGGATTAGTTGCACTTTGACCACCAAGTGCCCCCACTGGATATGATCCCTTTGGATTAAAAACGAAATATTCCTCAATTTCAGGAAAATCGTAATCCATTGGATTATTAATATTAGTCTTCACATAATTAGAACCATCATTTTTTTTCTTCTTTTGCTGTCGCACATAGCGCATTTTCATAGCATCTATGTAACGAAGTTCTTGAATCCCTTCTTGTGGATTTTTTATATCAATTACTTTATGATAATATAATCTACCATCAATATACCAATTTCTATAAATTTCATGAGATTTCTTATCAAAATCTAATAGTTCTAAAATATATTTAAATTCTTCTCTAATTTTTTCCTTAATACCATCACTTGCATTTAGATTGGATAGTTCAATTTTTATTGGAGAATCGTTGGTATCTGAAACAATTGCTTCATTTACAATATCTTCGATTGCACTATCTACTTCTGGATGAAGCGCCATCTCGCGATAACGCTTAATCATATCAAATTCAGTTCTGTATACGCCTTCTATATCTACGTAAGAACCAAAAAATCCGCTCGTTAAATAATGGTCAACCCCGTCCTCATTATTTTGAGGAACGGGGGACACTACTCCAGGAGACTGGATATCTTTATCGTCAATTGAAAAACCAAATAGTCTTGCCATTATTAAATTTTAACTTATTTTATCTATTTATTATCCTTGTGCAGTGTTGCTACCAGGAGCTTCAGGAACCCAGTATTGAACTTGGAATTCAACTGTAAATTCTTCAATTGTGTCAGAAGTATCATAAGAAAGATCAATTGCAGAAATATTAGTTGGGAAAATATCATAGAATTTATATTGTGCTGCTGGAATAAGTCCTTGACCTTCAGCATTACCAAATCCAGTGGTTGATGCTTTTCTCTTCAGTTGCTGAACAGTTGCATTGACCATGTAGTCTGCTGGATTTGTAGCACCACTACCATCACCATATTGCCCAATAAATTGCATCCATGTTTCCATGGTATTTCTAATTGAAAAATCTTCATCATTAATGATAGTTACTGTCCAAGTATCGAAAGTTCTATCTCCAGCAACTTTCATGATGCGCCCCCTAAAGGGAACATCAATTGGTGCAATATTTGAAGCTGGAAGTGCTGCTGCCTTTA